GAGCCATGTTTATCTCCTACCTGATGGCATATAATCTATGTAAAGGCCATTGATTGCGTATGGCGCTTTAGTATCTGTGCTTGTAATTCTAAAACTAACTGTGTTTCCGCTACCCTCTACAGCTTGTCGAACCATCGGATCATTACTAGCACCAAAGGTTGCTGTTCCAAAAAGAGCGGTGCCAAAAATTGCAGGAAGCGGAACAGTATCTACTGTATAGTCTGGAGGCTGTGGAATATCTGTGTCTTCATAATCAAAGCGCACACGCAGCGTTGGTTGAACTTCACCTTCTGGGCTAAAAGACAGTCGTACATACTTAATTGTTTTACGTGTACCAATATCACCAAAATCAAAGTTTGGTGTTTGATAAATAGCTTGTATGTTTGAAGCTACGCCAGCAGGATTAAAAGCGTTGCCAGCATCGTGATTATAAATATATCCATCCTTATCACCATGAAAGGCTTTTTCAATTCCATTGTTATCGAATCCTGTCGTAAGCCCCATAGCCTGAATACCAAGTGTTTCAGACCATTCAAAACCGTTAGGTGTAAATGTACCTATAATTCCTTTTGAGAGAGCAGAACTTAAACTTTTTCGTGTATAAAATAAACGATACTGAGACTTAGATCGTAATACGCAACTATCAACAGTAAACTCATTAATTGATCTCGCTAAAGATCCAACAATACTTTGAATCTGTCGAGAGACAGAACTCAACTCAACGTCGCCAATACGGGCTGTACCAGCAATAGTACGAATACCATCAGGACTCAAGAACAAAAGGTCACCACCAACTTCTTGAATGCTATACCCTGATAAACAACCTACGTTTTCTGTAATAGGATCAATACGTATATTTGAGGTGTCATTAATATTTATAAGCTTATGAATGCTATTTTTAGCAAACACAATCAAATCAGTACGAAATCCACGAATACCTTGAACTTGATCTGATATTACTACTGAGCCAGATCCAGAACCACTAAAATTATCTGGATCATTATAAACGCTAAAATAAACCGTATTTAAATTATTTTCTACGCCTGCTGCAATAAGATGATGGTCGTAATTAGCTATATACTTAACGCCATTAGAGCCGTCTACTGTAATTTCAAATGCAAAGAATGTACGAGTTGTTAGTGCGCCAGTGCCTTCCATTCTAAACGAAAAAGGCTTGTTAGCACCGTCTGCAATAATTAATTCGCCATAATCAAATGTTGCACCTTCAAATAGTGCAAAAGAGCATTGACCTTGCCCTGTACGCGCTAGGGTAGAGCGGCCCGTAAAAGTGGTATAGTTGTCACCACTAGTAGCCACACTGCTTTTATTAATTTGTAGCCAAGTCGAGCCATCAATACTAAAAAATATATCAGTGCCTGAACAAGCAACCACACCGTCGCCATACACAAAAAGCCCAAGAACATCATTATCACTATTAGGACGTGTATTGCCGAACTGCGTAAAACCATTAATGCGTCGATAGCCGCCATCAGGATCTACCTCAAAGTTTCTAAGACGTGTAGCAAGGCCGGGCTGTCTAAGCATTTCAAGCTGATTAAGGTTAGTATTTAAACCACCTCTACATGAAATACCAAAGGGCTGAGACATTAGACAAACCTCATGCGATCATCTTTTATGTAATCAGGCACTGGAGTCATAAGATTACCTTTCATAAGTTTTAATCCGCGACGATAATCTTCTAGTGCAAATGCTGCAGCCTGTGCGCTTTCTTTAAATTGATGAATATAATATCTAGCTCTAGCAACTAGCACAGGCTTATAAATATTAGGGAATACAATCTCATCCCCGTGTGCGCTTAGTTCTGTTGGTAAATTGTATGCAAAGAAATAAACGCGATAAACTTTATCTGGAATAGGGCTTAGTCCAAACTTTCTATTATCTGGACTGATAATAACTCGTCTAGGCTCACCATGATTTTGAGTGTCGGCATCGTCTGCATTTTCAGGCTCTCTAGTAAAATCTTTCCACTCTTCTGTAGTAGTAAATCTAAGATTTTGAGTAACAAACGGAGCTGTTTCACCGCTTACGCCAATTGTTGTTAAGTAAAAATTATCCCAATCAATATAGCCGTAATCAGTTGTCAGACTAGATGACGAAGGTTTCAACAAATACCAACGTGTGCCTGCTACAGTTTCTACAAACACATTACCGTAAAACGGGTCTGTTGACCCGCTAGTAGCTGTAGCCAAAAAAGGCCATTGAGGTTCCTCATTAACAATGTCAAGGTATGCTCTATTTACACAGTCCTTAACATGTTGCTGAACCCCAATAGCCGTTGCAAACGTCGAAGATGTAAGAACTACTTCATTTAGTTCTCGCAGCAACTCGTTTGTAATTTCAAGATATGTAGCAGCCATTATTTTTTATGAACCCTCTGGATTTCAAAGTTAGCTTTTTTAGAAGCGCCCTTATGAGGTTTGAAACCATCTTTAGGGTCTTTCATTAGTTTGTATGAAGACCCTCTTTTCATCCAATGGTAGCCTTTAGGTGCCTCGACTTGCATTAGGGTTCTCCTGCTCATTACGAAGCTTGGGGAATTTAAGTTCCGCTTGCTTCTGATATGGAAACTGATTCCCTGTTGCTTCAGCACACATCCGTTCTTTTTCTTGAATAGATTTGTACGATTCTTTTGAAATTTGAGTACTCATTAGTTTGCACTTCCTCTTGGCATAGCTGTATCTACTGTATTACCGTAAGAAGGCTGAGAGCCGTGTGCTGCGCCGCCATGTCTCATTGTTTCCTTACCGCCATACATAGCTTGTCTACGCTTCATTCCGCCGCCCATAGCTTGCATACGACCGCCATGACCCATTCCTTTTTTCTTATGATACATTTGCATTCTCCTTTTTCTTAAAAATACGATCATAATTCTCTTCGTATTTTTTGCGATTTTCATTCTTAAGGTACTGACCGCTTACCTTCGTTGTTCTTCTAGGACTCATCCTAATTGGCTGTTGTTCACTTCCTATCTGTGGCATAATAGAAAAGGGGGAGTATTTCATCCCCCACTCCGTTTTAGTCGATGCCGTAGAAGGCAGAGACAAGTGCTTCAGGACGAAGTACTTTGGCTCCATAGACGTGAAGACCACGTACAATGTCACCAAAACTTGCAGTATCACGGACTACTTCAGTGTTGATGATAGTCTGTGCAGTACAAGTAGATGACATGTGACCAGCAATACACTTACCAGCTGCGTTAGTAGTAGCTGCAATGTTGTTAGTCTTGTACATGTCAAAGCCGCGTAACTTACCAGAAGACACGAGACCATTACGGATTGAACCCTGACCAGCGTTAAAGTCAACGCTCATGAGCTTAGAACTGCTTTGTACAAGCTGCTCGTAGAACTCTGGGTTAGCAAGGAACCAGCGGCCCTCTTCAGGAACATTTTGCTCGTCAAGAAGACGTGCCATGTGTGAAAGAACATCAATTGGATCATGCTCGCCAGAGGCATAGCCGATATCAAGGTTACCAGTACCATCAAAAGTACCAGCTGCAAGGTCAGTTGCATTGTCCGAACCAAGAACGTGGTTTGGAGAAGAAGCAGGAACACCTGCAAACAACTTAGCAATTACACCTGTGTCAAATGCGTCACGAAGTGAGTAAGCTGCTGAAGATGCGGCAACCTCTTTAAAATTGACGTGAGACATTGAAGACTCAATATCATCTACGATGAACTTGAATGCGTTCGCCGTATCGACAACAAGCGTTACTTCATTGTCAGTCAATGTTGTTGCTGTAATAGAACCACCACGCTCATATTGATCGACAGTGATTACTGGCTCTTTGATAATCTTAACTGAATCACCAAACGCAGAAATTTCTCCTGCATAATCGGTGTTCGTAATTGCTTCTGCAACAGATGCCTTACGAAAGAAGTTAAGTACCTTTTTGGAATAGACTTCTGGTAAAAAGTTGTTACCAGAAAAGTTGCTCCCCGATGATTGAGCAAAATACTGATCGGATGTATTACTAGCCATTTTTAAAATCTCCTAATAAAAAACAAAGTTAATTAGCAACTCTGCCTTCTAGGACGGCTTGATCTATTTCCTTTTCATAGCGATCATAGTCATCCATAGACAAAGAAGCTATTTCCCGTCTTGTCCAAACTTTAGGCTGCTTTGTTTCTACACTCGTTGTTTTTGTAGATACCATATTTGCAGCATCCTGCTTAGACCGTTGGCGACTTGACTGAGTTCTGGGCTGCTTAATACTGATGCCCATTTCCATTTTATAAAAGTCAATTGCACGACTTGCTAATGAAACATTATCAGGGTTGTTATAAATCCAACCTTGAATTTCTTCAGGTTGGTTTTTAGCCCATTCATGAAATCCGTCATCTCCGCGAATATCTTCAAAGTCTGGATGCCGTTCTCTCAACTTAGTTTCAGCTTCGCGTCTAGAGATTTTTGCTTCTCTTTCTTCAATAGCTTGCATTTTTTGTTGAAGAGCCGATACTTCTTTTTGGCTTCTTAGATGTGCTACAGATTCTACAGTTTCATACAAATCAGGATATTCAGCCCTAAACTGTTCGAGTTCTTCTGCAGATTTTGGAGGTTCATATACTGGCTGAGTTGCTTGCGCTTGTGCCAATAACTCTTGCTCTTTCTGCTTAAACTCTGCTATCCTTTCATCGTAATGTTTTTTTAGGTCGTCATACCTTTTCTTATAGTTAGTTCCTTTTTGTTGTTGAGGGGCCTCTTCTGGGGTAGCCTCACTAGAACTTTCTGCTTCGAAAAATAGACTATCTGCTGATCCTTGTGATGCTTCTGGCTCCTCGTGCCAAGATTTGTTTGCATTGTATGGATTAGCTTTTGGTTCTTGTTCTACTTCAGTCATGTCTTTCTCCTTCTGGGGCTTGTTTTTTATTGAGGTGGCCGATATTCGGGGTCTCAATTTTACAAGGTGGCCTTTAGGTTATTATTATGATAAGGGGCTAAAGTTTTAGGTGGCCTTATCGTCGCATTAAGCTAGGAATGCGATTAGATTCGAGCATCTGCTCTTCAATCAAATCTTCACTCATAGCTTCATCTGGCAGCATGGCTTTTTCATCTTGAGTTGGATCGTTTGTGATTCCACCTACTGCCTTAGTATCTCGCTCCATATCAAAAGCGCGTTCTGCATCGTCCATCATTACTTGCAGTTTATCTGCGCCAATTTGATCTACAGCTTTTCTAGTAAATACAAATTCTCCGTCTGATAGCCTTGCAGGTATCGAGTCAGAGATTCCAGTGCCGGGACCATCAACTTCACCAGCACCTGTAAATTCGGTTGCACTAACAAAAACTTTATTAATAATATCTTCTAGTTTTTCGTCATTATCTAATTTTTCAAGCAAATAGCTTTGCTCATCTTCTGTAAGAACTTCATCCATTATAAACTCAGAGTAGTCTTCTTCCATTTCAGCATCAGGAACAAGTTCTATTTTTTCTTCTTCTGGACTTAAGTTATTGTAGGTATCAACTGGTGCTGCTTCCATTTCTATTGGAACCATTAAAGAGCCTTCAGCAAAAACACCGCGACCTTTTAAAACATCTGCTTGTGTTACTTTACCGTCGCCTGTTAAATCTGGAAATTCTTTAGCCATTTTTAGATTCCTTTATTGTTTGATTTACTTGATCTTTCAAAGTAAGTAAATTAGCCAGAGAACTCGCTCTCCCCTGCTTGCGGTACATTTCCTGTTCCAATGTTGCCACCGCCAGTGCCTGTAACTCCAACATCCGCTGGCTCTTCAGGTATTCCTTGAGGGCTTCCCATAACTCCGGGTTGTTCACTATCGGGGATAACCTGCTCGCCAGCTGCTTGTCCAACATTATTTTGCATTCCTATAATCTGTGCAGCGATTGCTGCTTCTTCTGGATCGTTTAAAATTTCATCAGGATCAAGATCAAGCGAGTACGCTAACTCAGATATAAGCTTTGACATCTTGACGAATGGGGCAACTGCTGGGTTCTGTGCTGTCTGTAAAAACATAGTCAATCGTTGACTACGTACTTCTTTTTGCATCAAGCTATTTGTACCCATAGCTTTAATTTCTAAGTCCCCTTCAGTATCTAACTTGCCTTCAAAGAACTGCATGTTCCATTGAAAGTACGACTGACCTAATGGTTTTAATAAAAAATCATCTAAATTTTTTACAACTGTCTTAATGTTTAGTGATGCTGCTCCTAGTAGCATAGACATGCCTGATGCAGTTCTTGTCATGCTTTGCACACCTGTCATACCGTGTGAGTAGCTAGGAATACCTGTTTGTTCGTCTGCAAGCTGTCTAAACTTGTCAAACATCATCATATTTTCTTGCGAGGTATTCGGAAACTTTAGTCCATGAATGCTTTGACCTTGCATGCCTGATTGTCGTCTAAATACTTTGCCCGGATAAATTTCCATGCTTTGACCACCAACAAGCATTGTTTCGTCTACATCAAAAACAAGAGAGCCGCTAAGGGCTAAGTTATCAATAGCCATACGTGCATGACCATTCATAATTTGTTGGCTATCGTCCATATTTTCTGCTACACCAATACCGAAGAAACTGTATGGGTTTCTTTCGTATGGGAAAGCGTTGTAAGGTATTCTGTAAGGTGTAAATGGATTTACAACAGCACGTAATACAACACCATTAGAAACCCAAGCATTAATTTGTATTTCATCTAGCTCATCTGTCTCTTCAGGAAGTTCCATGCCAACTTCACGGGCATACTCAACATCCATTAGTCCCCAATACTCTAGAACTTCAAAGCGACTTGAACCCATGTCAGTCATACGCTGATCATCTTTTAGTTCATATTCATAGTCTTTTTCTGTGTAGTTTGGACCAAGCATTAAACACTTTCTAATAGCATCCTCATCAAAGTAAGGCATCTTACGTAATGCTCGAAGCTGAGAGCGGTTTAGCTTGTGTCGGTGTATTACATACTCACACTCTTCTATTGAAGTGGCATTTGGATCAGGAAAGAAATCCCAAACACTGACAAACTCAATACGAGGTACACGAACAAATGTAGGGTCATAATCTCTTTCTTCACCTTCACCAGACCAACGATGTAATGTCTTATTAAAATTAAATGGTCCTTTTATGATGCCTGTGCCAAACAATGTAGCCTCAAACATTGCATTACGAAGTTCTGTTGACCCGTTTGACTCATCAATTTGATCATGTATAAGTTTTTCCATATTTCTTGCAGCTTGTTTAGCTGGAGAAATTTCTGGAATATTTGGTAGCGGTGTGGGGCCAGAGTCAAATTCTATTTGTTCGTCATCTTCAAAGCTTTCAAAAATACCCTCGCCTGATGACAAGGTGGCTCCGGGCTTTAAAACACGACCATCACCTTCAAAACCAACGCCAACCATTTCTTCTTCTTCTGGCATTTCTGGTGGCGTAGTTTCAATGCTAGGAGCTTGATCAACTTTAAGGTGCATATACTCTTCAGCACCTTCAGGAATAGGCGTATGATTTACACCAATAGGAAACTTACCTGTTCCAAAAATAACATCTACAAGTTGACCAAAAGCAGCTAA